CGGCGACAACCTCAACCCGACCGATGTCACCCGCACTTTCGCCAACATGGTCAACCTCGGCGTCCATATGTGGAACGGGCAGACCGGCGAGGACGTGCAGCGCTCGATCGACTACACCGCGCGGGCGAGCGAGAAGACGATCAAGGGGGTCGAGCACCTCGTCGCGGTCAGCAACACCTTCCCGTTGGACGACCTCGCGAACAACCCGACCGTCGTCGCCGCGTGGCAGCGCTCGGACATCAACCGGCTCTACATCAACGAGATGGGGTACTGGAAGGGGATCACCTTCTGCCGCTCCAACATGATCCCGACCTTTACCGGATTCGCCCAGGTCAACGGGACGCCGGGCACCGGGTCGCTGACCACGGCGACCTACACGATCCAGGTCACCGGCTGGGACATCCAGAATTTCTACGAGAGCCGCATCTACCAGGTCTCGGCCGACATCGCGGTCGTCGCGGGCGGCATCAACGTCACGGTGCCCTCGACCCCGGGCTTCACTTACGCGGTCTATGTCGGCGTCGGCTCGGGCGCGGCCCCGGCCAACCTCGGCCTGACGACCTCGGGGCCGACCACCGGGCCGTTCGCGGGCCAGGCCATCGGCATCGCGCCGGGCACCGCCGTCGTCATCACGGGCCTCGGCTCGATGGCGATCCCGCCGGCCGCGCCGACCACCGGCATCACGGTCTACCCGACCTTCGTCTTCGGCAAAAATTCGTTTGCCTGCCTGAAGCTCGAAGGGGTTTCGTGGAACCGTCTGATGGAAGCCGACAAGTCGGACCCGCACAATCAACTCCGCTCGATCGGCTGGAAGGTCTTCGAGGGGTGGGTCATCAAGGACCAGCGCTATCTCGCGCGGATCGAGACCACCGCCAGCAACACCGGAACTTGGACGTAATCCCGTAAGGAGGTCAACATGGCCGCAGGTAACGTAATCGTCATGCTGGAACTCCGCATTGCCCAGGTGCAAGGCGGGACGACGGCGGTGCAGGTTCAGCAGAACCAGTCGAACAACCCCGGGCAGGGGCAGTCGCAGGTGTCGATCATGATGCCGATCGACCAGTTCATGTACTTTCAGGACGCGGAGGCGGTGCCGGGAACGGCGGGCGCGATCACGCTGGCGAACATCAACACGGCGCTGACCGCCGCGGTCGCGACGCTGGCCGGGGCGAGCGGCACGCCGCTGATTACCCCGACGCTGCTGGCGCAGATCAACGCCTGGAACACCGGGAGCCCATAAGTGGCGACGATCACCATAGGGACCGCCGCAACCACGACGCTGACCGGAGCCGTCTGGCACAGCAACATGGCGCAGGCCGATGTCCGTGCGATCAACACGGCGATCCTCAACGACCTGAACCTCCGGCATCCGCAGGCGCAGATCGACGGCGGAGGCGGCTTCGTGCGCGAGGGCCTCCTCTACGTGCCCAATCGGGGGCCGCTGCAGCTATACGACGGCGACATCGTGGCGGTCGACGCGAGGGGCGGGGTGATCCTCGTCACCAAATACTCCGCCGCCGGCGCGAACTGGGTTCACACGTAGGGAGTTTTCATGGCCTGGACAGCCGAAATCCGAGCGAAGGCGCAGGAAACCAAGGCGCGCAAGAAGCGTGAGGCCGTCGAGGCGCTGGCGGTAAGGGCCGCCGCTCCCGAGGAGCCGGCGCCGGAAGTCATGCCCGCGCTGGGCGACGCGCCGCAGGTGGTCGAGATCGAGGACGAGGTTGCCGTCAGCGAGCCGCCGGCCGTGGGGATGCCGAGCCCGTTCGAGCGTTTCCTCGCCGAGATCGACGACGAGACGCGCGAGCTGCTGACCGAGGAAGACGGCAGCATCCCGCAGCTTGAGGCGATTTGGGCGGCGCGCGTCAAGGCCGCCAAGGAGGCAAGGCGCGAGGTCGCGAAGAAGCAGGCGACCGCCCGGGCCGACCGCATGGCGAAGACCGACGCCGGCCTCGTCTCGCCGGAGGACGCGGCCTCGGCCGCGCTGCAGCGGATGCTGGCCCGCAAGGTGACCTGGAAAGTCGAGATGATGCGCGACTCGAAGGGCAACCTGCTCGACGAGGGCTACCGCATCGACGGGGAGCTGCTCTATCATGGGCAGATGGTGACCAGAACCTACGGTCAATGGCTCAGCTACCGCGAGCAGTGGTGGCGGGCCAAGCAGCATGAACTCGATTTCCAGGGCAGGGGTCAGGTGGACGAACTGCGCCGCGTCTCGACCGGCGCCCTCGACGTGAAATTCAACCTCAACGGAGCGCGCGCATGAGGGAGGGCGACGTCCAATACCACGACGACACTCCCCTTGAGTTAGTTGATGGCGAATGGCGACGCTTGCCCGCCGGCTGGTATGTCGAGGTTTTCCGCAACGGCGAATGGCATCGCGAACTCGGCCCCTTTTGGGATTCGCTCATCGGGGTACCGGATAGCGCGGTTGCTGCCGCCAAAAAAGCAGGATTGATATGACGGACAAGGCAATCGAGGTGCGGGCGACCGAGGTGCCCGGGATGCAGATCGAGTTTCAGGGGCCGATCGGGCCGGATGGCCTGGGCGTCGGCTTCAGGATCGCGGTCGATGCGACCATTTCCCTCGAAGACCTCAACATCCAGCTTGACATCGTGGCCAAAGCGACCCGCCGTCAGCGGGCGATGGAGCAGTTGCCGCTCGAAAAGCAGCGCCTCTCCGCAAACCTCAAGCTGCTGAAGACCGCCGAGATCGACCGCGCCCGGCACAAGGCGCAGATGTCCGGGCGCGTCATCCAGCGCCGCGGCGGCTCGGTCGAGATGCCGCAGGACGTGAACGCCCTGGCGCAGTTCGATCAGCGCATCATGGAGATCAACGGCCAGATCGAGGGGGCGCGGGCCGCGATCCCCTACCTCGAAGCGGTCATCGCCGGCGAGGAGCCGCCCGAACTCTACCCGGACGCGGCCAACGACCAGCGCGAGGCGGCGGAATGAGTGCCGATGATCCACACGCCTGTTTGATCGAGGTGCGGCGCAAGCGCGGCAATATCGGCATCCGCTTTGAAGCGCAGCATGTCGAGACAAAGGAGTGGGTCGAGGTGCGGCCGCTCACACCATTCTCCGAGGAAATCACCGGAATCCTCCATGTCGAGATCGGTCACTTGCAGCGTCTGGCCCCGGAAGGGGTGAATACGCGGGTGATCTTCGAGGAAATGCCCGCCGAGGCGGAATAGTGTGCTCACCGCAGGCCAGATCATCACGCGGGCGAACCAGATCGCCAAGGGCGCCGGCATGGCGAGCCAGGGCCTCGACGGGCTCAACATCGTCCTCGGAGGGATCTGCCAGAACGAGGACTTCGCCCTGGCGCGCGGCCTCTTTCAGTTCAATTTCAATCCCTCGCTGACAACCCTCTTTGGCAGCGGACCCTATCCGCTGCCGCTCGACTACCTGCGCACTTCGGGCTCCTCGGGCGCGGAGGGCGTCACCAAGTCGGCGTGGTTCCTCTACCCGGCGCCGACCTTTCCAAGCGGTCAGCCGATGCCGCTCGTTCCCATCGACCTCGGCGAGTTCGACCAGTACCCGCAGCTCGACGCGCAAGGGCTGCCCAGCGTCATCGCGACCGACATGGGCGGCCCGCTGACGCAGCGCATCATCCTCGCGACGACGGCAAGCCTCAGTGCGGGCAGCACCGCCGGCACGGTCGGCGTCAGCAGCGGCCTCTATAACGGGCTCTCGATGGCGGGCGAGGGGGTGCAGCCGGGGACGACGATCACGGTCTCGGGCTCGAACATCACGCTGAGCCTGCCGGCGACGGGGACCAGCACGACCGCCAGCGTCTTCTTCGGGATCGCGCCGGTGGCCTATGTCTACCCCGCCCCGGTCGGCCCGTACCCGGTCTCGATCCGCTATCAGCGCATGATGCCCGACATCTTCGACACCTCGCGCTATCCCTGGTTTCCCGACGAGGACTACCTCATCGAGAAGTTGGCGGCGTTGATGATGCCGATCACCGGCGACACCCGCAGGGCGGAGTTTGACGCGAGCGCCGAGCATACGCTGGGCAAATATAAGAGCATGGTGGACGACACGCGGAACCGGGCGCAGACGGTGCAGATGGACGCGCGGCGCTACGGCAACGGCTCGGGGCGGGCGCTGCGCATCACGAAGGCTTCGGGCTGGTGATCGGTGCCGATCCCCAATTCCGTACCGACGAAATGGGTGCCGCGCGGTCTCACTGACGCAAGCGACGGCACCAACTCGTTCCCGGGCGCGCAGCAGCAACTCATCAACCTGATCCCCGACCCCTCGACCGCCGGCATCTACGTGCCGCGGCCGGCCGCCCAGATCGAGACCAGCTTCACCGGCGTCAACGCCCCGACCGGGCCGGGCGACGTGCAGGCGATGCTGACGGTCGGCGACCTCGAATACGGCATGATCGCCTCGACCCGCTTTGCCGGGAAGGACGAACCCTACTGCTATGATTTGGCGAACGGCGTCTTCCTGCCGGTGGCCGGGGTCACCAACGCCAACACGCCGACGACGCAGCCGAGTTCGGGTGACTGGGTGCCGCCGATCATGGCGCAGGTCTCGCCGCGCGTCATCGTCACGCACCCGGGCTTCCCCGGCGGCGCGATCAAGTTCGGCTGGTTCGACGTTTCGGGCTTCAGCGAGGTCGTGCTCGGTAACACCCACACCTC